AGAACAGTTTCTTAAAGAGAAGGCTGTCTATCATACTATGCTCAATGTTGCAGAAGATGTATCAAAAGGTTTAGTTGATACATCAGATGTACTCCAAAAATTTGAATCGTCATGTAGTATAAGCTTAGTAACTGATCTAGGCTTTAACATGTACGATGATATCGATATATTAATCGATGATTTAAATACCGAGCAATCATTTATACCTTCTAAGTGGGAATGGCTCGATGATACTTTAGGTGGGGGATTCCTTGAATCCGGAAAAGCGTTATATGTATTTGCTGGTGAAACTAACATCGGTAAATCTATCTTCTTAGGCAACATTGCTCACAACATAGCCTCACAAGGTAAGAACGTACTTTTAGTAACGTTAGAGATGTCTGAGCTCTTATATGCTCAACGTATATGTTCTAACGCAACTAAGATTCCGATGAAAGAATTGCGCCAGAATGGGCCGTCAATTAAGAATGCTATAGCACGTGAAAATGGTAAAGTATTTATCAAGGAATTCCCCCCCGCTACTATTACCCCTAACCAACTTAAAGCGTTTATCAAAAAGTTTAGCGAAAAGGGCATTAAACTAGACGCTATTGTTTTAGATTATCTCAACTTGCTACATTCTACTGTTGGTAATAATTCTTACGAACGAATAAAGAACGTAACCGAACAAGTAAGGGCTATGTCGTATATGTTTGAGTGTCCTATAATTAGTGCTACTCAGCTTAACCGCAGCGGCTTTGATCAAGATAATCCTGAGCTAGCTACTATCTCAGAATCTATAGGGCTTGCTGCTACTGCTGATGTTATTGCGTCAATTTACCAGAATGACGAAGATCGTGAGTTAGGTATTATTCGTTTAGGTATGATGAAGAATCGATATGGTATGAGAGGTAATACCCAAGCTATGAGAATTGACTACTCTACCTTAACTATTGAGCAGGCTGATGATGTGGATCTTGAAGAAGCTGAAGACGATACACTTAACGCTTTAGCAGCGCTTGCAAGATAGAAAAGTCTATATAAATAGACTTAGTGAATGTATTAGTATTTACAGATACTGATTTAGATGGATCTGGTTCAGCTCTATTTATTAAATGGTTATATGGGGCCAAGTTAAACGAGTTTGTTGTTATAGAAACGACAGAATCGATGATTGTTAATGAATTCAACAATCGACAACATTCACTTGATCACTATGATAAAATATTTGTCCTAGATCTATGTTTAAATGCAGACCAAGCAACGAGTATAGACAGATCAAATGTTGTAGTTATCGATCACCACTTATCACACGCTCAAATAAAAGGCAGATATGTAAAAAGTAAAGCTATTGTAGAGAGTGCTCCATCATGTATAGGATTGTTAAGAGATAAATTTAAATCTCATATAGAGTTAACCGAAGCGCAAGACAACCTTATCGATTATATTGATGACTATGATAGTTATGGTCTTAAATACAAAGATTCGTTTAAACTTAACGCTATTCATACAACATACAATAGACCAAAAGTTGATAAGTTTATTGAAGCCTATAAAGATGGTTTTAAGCCATACACAGTACAGGAAAAAAATGCTATAAAGCTGTTTATACGGAAGTTTAGAGATCAGTTTAACGACGGTATCCATATCGGTATGATTAAAAACTACAAAACAGTGGCGATTTTTGCTGATTATGCAATTAGTGAGGTCGCTAACTATATGGTGACTAAACACGATGCGCAAATAGGTATAGTCGTTAATATAAAAACTAATACAGTATCATTTAGGCGGTGTATGCATTGTGATATCGATCTTAGTATATTAGCTAAGACTTTCTGCGCCGGTGGTGGCTCGCATAAACTAGCAGGTGGTAAGTTAACAATGGAATTCGCAAACTTAATTAAAAATTTTAAACATGTCCAATAATCTACCTTCAAGCTCACTCATAAATTATGAAACTGAACACTTATTACTTTGTTTTTGTACATACTGTAGTTTGTTAAAAGGTAAAAAGCTATCACTTCAAAATGTGTTTGTGTTGTTTCTTAAAGAAAAACGGCTGCGAGACCTACTAAAGCAATTATTAACAGTTGATACTAGCTTCGAATTAGTTAAAATATTCTTAGAGTTTGATCCTACGATCTCACAATCTAAGTACATTACAAAGTACTTAAATAATACTAAGAATATTGATATATGATAAGCAAAAAGGAAGAAGCAATTTACAATAGTTATTTGTATGCTTCTAGATCCGCTAAAAACAAGCCAACACGGTTTAGGAAAGACTTTAGTAAACTTAAAGATGAAGATTTCGTGGCTGTTAAGAAATTATCGTTATTTTTTAACAAGCATAGTAACATAAACTACCATGATTGGTTTATAGCACCGTTTAAAGTATACTCTAAAGATGATTTTTATGATTTAAGATTCTATAACACTCGTAAAGCTCTAAAATGCTATACTGTGTATATGAAAGAGAAAGAAGTCACTGATCCGGATAGTAATGATAGTATTGAGGCTCTTAAAGGTGGTCTAAAGTTTGTAGTAGGATTTTGCAATACTCATAAATTAACGTTACCTCAATATATAACACATATTACAGGTAATATGCCAACCTTTTTATTACACCTTCAGGAACATAAACTTAACTTCTACCTACTACATGCATTAAATGTAGATTCTGTAGTAAAGACAGTAGAATCAAGTGTGTTAAATTTTCTTGTTCAAGACTTTTTTAATATATTCTCACAGACAAGAACCAAATTTTATAGTTCTACTGTTCTTAAGGTTAAAGCAAAAAATGGTGTAAAAATTATTAGTGATACGCTTGACTGTGAAAGGAACTAGCGTATAATACATGTATGAGTGCATTTAATATGTCAATGTTCGAAAGCATCAAAGGAGCTCTTGCTTCAAGTGAGAGTAAAAACCAAAGTAACTATAACGAAATCCTTACCTGCAAGCCAGGTAATACCTATACAATAAGACTTCTGCCTTTCGCGAAGTCTCCAAAAGATACATTCTTCCATTATTATAATCATGGTTGGGTGTCTTTTGCTACTGGGCAATATGTTCAGGCTCTAAGTCCTCAGACTTTTGGAGAGCGTGATCCTATTGCAGAAGAACGATTCCGATCATCTCGAATGGGTACGGAAGAAGAAAAAGAAAAGGCTCAAGCTATTCGTCGTATTGAAAAATGGCTTGTTAACTGCTACGTAATCGATGATCCTACTAACCCTGATAATAACGGTAAAGTGAAGATGCTCCGGTACGGTAAGCAGCTTCATAAGATCATTACTGAGGCTATTGAAGGTGAAGATGCTGAAGAGTTTGGTCCTCGTATCTTCGATCTAGGTGCTGAAGGTGTTAACTTTAAAGTTAAGGTAGAGCAGCAAGGTGATTATCCGACGTATGTTTCTTCTCGCTTTACTACAGCTGGTAAGATTGACTTATCAGAAGATCAGCAGAAAGAAGTATACGAAAATGTATTTACTCTGACTGACGTCTTCCCGCTACGTTCGTATGATGAACTTAAAGATATGCTTAATGAGCATTACTTTATGAAAGTAGAAGAAGAAGTACAAGCTCCAGCTCCCGTCGCTACTGAAGCTGCTCCACCATGGTCTGCACCAGCTACAGAAACTGCTCCTGTTGTTGAAGCAACTAGTAGTGTTAGTGTAGAAGATGATATTGATGAGCTACTTAAGGATCTGTAATAATGACTCCAAACGAAAAGTCAGCGTTATTACAGTTTATGGGAACTGTATACGGTGAGCAAAAAAAACAAGATACGATGTTAGTTGGCCAATCAACTAATCTAAGACCTACTTCAGATGGTGTTAAAGAAACATTTGATAGGACTTTAAAAGCACCAACAGTAAATGAACCTTCAAGACAAATTCAACAAGCTCCTGTCCAAAACCCTCAGCAAACTACACCGGCTCCTTCCGAGGGGCCGGCTGTAGCCCCGGAACCGGTATCAGTAGAACAAGCAACACGTGAGTTAGCAGAAATAGCTACCCCTATACAAGAAGAAGTAATTCAGCAACCAGTAACGCAAGAAGTTGTTGATATTGATCCTAACCAATTTGAGTTCGATTTTTCTGAACCTGCTAAGTTAGATAAGCTTATTGAATTAGCAGAAAAACAAGCAAAGGGTATTGATAATGTAAATAATAATCTTAAGGAATTAATTAAACTTCAACAATGGCTAATTAAGTCTAATAAGGTAAAATTAACAAGTAATGGATCGCGTCCTAAAAATAACAAATCGTAGTGAGTTCTTAAGATACCTAGATTCGGTATCTAAGATTAACGATAGTGCTATTTTTGAAATAAAGCCCGAGGGTATTAGCTGCTTAGTTTCATCGGCAGATAGTACTCTTGTGCTATTTTCAGAGTATGCCTTAGCTTCTGAATTTACAACTACAATTAACGTTCCAGATATTAAGAAGTTATTTCGTGTTGTTGAGACAATTAATGAAGATGTTGTAAATCTTAATATTAATGGTAATAATATAGAGTATAAAGGTAAAGGTATTAAATTTAAATATCATTTATTTGAGGAAGGCTTTTTATCTAAACCTAACTTAAACTTAGATAAAATCCGAAGCTTTAAGTTTGATATTACTTTTGAGGTAGCTAGAAATACTATACAACAGCTATTGAAAGGTAGTACATTCGCATCAGAGACTAATAAGGTATATCTTTATACAGAAGACGGTGAGTTAAAAGCAGAGTTAACAGATAGAGCTCGACATAATACAGATAACTTTGCTATTACTATTGGAAAGGCAGATTATAGTTTGAAGCCGCTACCAGTTAACTTCGATAATATTAGATTACTATCAAACGTAAATGATACGTATGGTTTCAATATAAACACAGACTATGGCGTAGTAGTTATTGATAATTGCAGTGATCATACTAAATTAAAGTATATTATATCTTCCTTAACACAATGATTAATAAACATACAAAAAATAAACTTAAGACAGCAGGTTACTTTATTAAAAGATTACGTGATAGTGGTTTTGAAACCGTACGCATCTTTAATGGATATGGGGATGCTGATTCACGTAAGTGGACTATATTAGTTGATCCAGGTAATACATCTGTGTTTATTACATGCTTCGAGAATAGACCATTTAAGGACGAGTTTTTATTTACGTTTGATGATGGTAACCGTATCTTTAAAAACGGTTATAGCTTAAAGACACATTCTATTGAAGTTGTAGTTAATAAGCTACTTGACAACGGAGTGTCGCAGCTAAAGGATAAATAAATTTATGAGCGAAGAGCAAGAGCCTGACGATGAAATACGTGAACTTATAGAAGCAGCTCTTAAGTCTAATTTAGTTAATCAAAAAGAATATAAAAGTAGGGGTCAATTAATCGAGGCTATTAAAGCAATAGTCTTCGAGTACTTAGATAGCTTTATAGTTATAGGTTATGACTTTGATGGTAAGGTTGTTCAGTTAGAAGGAGCTCCTTCTAGCCAGCAGCAAGACGCGTTAGACACTTTACTTGTAAAATACTTTTGCATGAGAACAGGATATGACCCAACGAAAGGCCCATTATAAAGAACGCGAAGCATACGCCATCCATCATGGTGATTACGCTGGTAAAATGTTTATTGTTGTAGGTACAGAGGTAGATACTATAAACTGCTTAACAATTCCAGACATGGAAAATATCAAAGTTCCTTTCGAGTCGTTTGAACGGGGAAGGAACACTGATATAATAAAATATGTAGAGAGACTTTCTAGAGATGTCTATGATGTAGTTAAGAAGCAATATAAGAAAAATGAAAACACTAATAATTGACGGTAACAACCTTATACATCGTACCTTTTGGACTGCAAAAACGCAATCTAAACGTAATGGTTCCGATACAAAGGAGGAAATTGCTAATTTTCATATTTACTTTACCCTTAATGCTATTCACTCTTATGTAACTAAGTATAAACCTACTAAGACGATTGTTGTGTGGGATGAGAAGGTAGACTATAAACCTAATATACGTAAAGAGGAGATGGAGGGGTATAAAGGTAACCGTTCTAAAGATAGTACTCCGCATGAACAAAACGAAACTATTAAGGCTATGCTAAGCGGCTTAGGTATACCGTCAATATTTCCCCGGGAACGTGAAGCAGATGATATAGTAGCATACATTTGCAAGACCACAGAGGGTAAAAAAGTTATTGTTTCAGTCGACCGTGACTTTCTTCAATTAGTAGATAAAAATACTATACTGTTTGATCCGATACGTAAACGAGAATTTGTTATTGATACTTTTAAAGAGGATACCGGGTATGATATGAGTGTATGGTTAAAGGCGAAGTGCTTATTAGGTGATAAATCTGATAACGTGCCAGGTATACCTAGATTTGGTAAAGCTAGAGTACAAAAGTGGCTAGATGGTGAGATAGAGTTAACTCAAGAACAGCAAGAACTTTACGAAAAAAATATGAAAGTGTTTGATCTTAATGAGGTTATGTCGCACGAGTCGGAATGTTTGTACTATAGTAACCAGTTACAGGAAGATACTACTACAGATTGGAGTTATTTTATAGATATGTGTAATCAAAGGAACTTTACCAATATTCTCAAGAAAAAAGAGGTATGGCACACGTCGTTTATTCTATCTAGTAGGTTAGAATCGTTATTAGGATGACGTTACCTGAAGACTTTGTTGTAGTTAAGTTCTACGAGATAGGGTATAGACCTATTTATAATAAATTTAACAGCATTTACCAATGTGCATGCCCGATATGTCGTGAGGGTAAGTCTCTTAATACGAAAAGAAGGTGTTATTATATACCTAAAAATGATAACATATTTTGTCACAACTGCGGGTGGTCGTCAAAACCGTTAAAATGGATAAAAGAGGTTACAGGTGCTAGTGATGCTGAAATTATTGGCGAACTTAAGGAGTTTACACCAGATATTGACTCATTCACTAATACACAAGATGAGGCACCAAAGATTGTAACAGAGACACTTCCGAAAGATAGTATAAATCTATCAGATCAGCTACAGTGTGACTTTTACCGTACTAATGATATCTATAGAGCTACACTACACCTCATAAAACAACGAAGACTTGATACTGCAGTCAATAAACCAGATAAATTATACTTATCGTTAAGTGATGTCGTTCATAAAAATAGGTTAGTTATACCGTTTGTAAATGAAAATCATGATATAGAATTCTATCAAACTAGAACTGTATTAAACCGTGATAATAAAACAAAGCCGAAGTATTTAGGTAGGGTAGGATCAGAAAAGACCTTGTTTAACATTAACAAAGTTGATAGTAATCACAGTAAAGTTTATATATTTGAGGGTCCGCTAAATGCGTTTTTTACTAAGAACTCTGTGGCTGTCGCAGGTATTACAGAGCGAGGCAAATCGTTTACAGTTAGACAGCAACAGCAGTTAGATGGTGTGTTAAAATTCTATGATAAGGTGTGGATCCTCGATTCTCAGTGGGTTGACACTGCATCATTGATAAAGTCAGAAGTATTACTTAAACAAGGGGAGAGCGTGTTTATATGGCCCGAAAAGTTCGGTAAACGCTTTAAAGACTTTAACGATATCGCTATTGAATGTAAGGTAGATGAGATAGGCTGGGAATTTATAGAAAAAAATACCTTCGATGGACTCGAAGGTATTGTAAGATTGAGTGAGATTAAAAAATCAGTTAATCTTAAACGTGCTTAAACGTTGGATTGTCAGTCTGAGCTAAATAACCTCTGAAGGACTCTGCTAAAGAAGCTAATTCAGTAGCAACTCGAGCAATTTTACGCTGTTCAGACTGCTTCATTCTATCAAAGATAGTATCTGCTTCTGCTTGACCTAAAGCAGACTGTATAGAGTCATTCTCACCGTTTAAGTACTGTAAGAACTTATCCATTTCACCTACCCAACCGGTAAGTTCTGTTCTCATTTTTGCTGCATGTTCAGATTGCGCTTTTGCCGCTTGAACGGCGGGGTCTGAGTCAACTTCAACCGCATCAACTTCCAAATCAACATCAAAATCACCGGTATCTGTGTCTACATCAAGTTCTGCTTCAAAAGCCTTTTCGTCTTCTGTTGCTTCCTTAAGCGTTTTAAAAAATCTCTTTTCGAACTTTGTCATGTAATTATTTATGCTAGAGCATAAATATTTTAAGCATGAATAACGGAAATTCTCCATATAGTATAGGTATCGCTTCTTCTCCAATAGATAAACAGTTGGGAGTTGATAGTCAAATTGCAAAATATAAGGATGACGAGAAAATGCAAAAAGCAGATAAGCAGCTGCCACATGAATTGGCTAGAATTACTGAACTGTTAGGTAATACTTTTGTTTCACTTTCGCAACTTAGATCAATGTTAGAACTAGCGGTACAAAATAAAGAATTAGACCAGTTAGGTGTTAACAAAATAAAGGATAAGATAGATAAAGTTAATGAAATAATACTTGATATACCGGAAGATTTGGATATACTAGGTATATGATAATTGTTAAGTCGTTATTTATAACTAGCGCCATATCCTTTCTGTTTGGTTTTGGGTTCCGCAATATAACAGGTTTCTGGGAAGCTTTTTCTATAGCTTATGGGTTACAGGTAGTAACTGCATTTGTTTATTCGTCATATAAGCTAACCACCAATAATGATACAGAGCAAGAGTTTGATGCTCAAATAAAAGAACTTTTAGATATGTCTAGGGTAACGTTTGAATGCCCTTGTAACAATAATCGCATGACAGAAGAGATATTTGTTGGTGTTGATAATATTTTTAAATGTGAAAAGTGTGGTAACGATATTAAGGTCGATACTAAGATAGATCCTGTGCTTCAAACTACACCAGTTGATATAAAAGGCGTTTCTTTTGATAGTCTTATAAAAGAAAAAGAGGAAACGGAACAATCATATAATTAGTATATGAATAGTATTAAACTTAATAAAAAAGACGGTTCAACAGAATATATGGAAATTGATGAGTTCGCTCGTTGGGCATGTTTAGTTGAAGCAATAAGCACAGTAGGTGAAAAGTTAGACGAGGCTGGTGTACCAGCAGATAACGGCTCATGGGTAAAGCCGCTAGCATTCGAAAAATACATTAGAGAGCGCTTCCACGCAATGAGAGCAGATGTCATTGTGGAAGCTACTATTGGCCGTATTTAACTCGAGGCCGGTGTCGCTGTCGGTGTCGGACTAACTGATGGAGCCTTACTTGGTGTAACTGATGGAGTCTTACTTGGTGTAACTGATGGAGTCTTACTTGGTGTAACTGATGGAGTCTTA